CCAATTATCAAATAAATCATTGCATGTAAGAATTGATCAATACCGATCCAAACCCAGAATGCATTGGATTCTACATTTATTTTAACTGTGGCTCTACGATGCATAAAGTCAAAAATGTAATGCATTACACTATCAAATACTGCAATTATGATGCAGGCTTGAATGTTAAGAAAATGCATGAGAATTACATAAGTCAATGCACCGTGTAGGCCAGCATGTTGTAGGCCACCTATTCTACCAAGGTGTCCTTTATCTTTGATCATTCTATCACTTTGCCAACAGAAGTCTGCTAGAAAGTGTTTGAAAAACAGCAGGGCCAATATCAGCCATGTGATCATACTGTACCTTCTTCAACCACAGTGGTTGTCCAATTTCTGCCGCGAATATATCGTTGTGCTTGTTCTATGGTATCAAACATTTTGGTTGTAGAAGATATTCCATCCGGGCTGTATGATTTGAGTGTACGCCAAAACTTGAAACCAAATAACCATCGTACTTCAAGTTGTATAGTGTAAAAAGTTACGGCATTGCCGTCTTCAAATTTAACAATTCTATATCTATCAGTCACGCCGGATACTCCGCACCTAAGAATTCACTAAAACTTTGACTTTGCTCACTCAATCTATTCAATTCATACTTGCCACAGAACTTTAGAAACTGAGCACCAACCATAGGGCGACTTTTCTTAACAGCATTTGCAGCGATTGTTTCTGCTATTTTGGCCTTGATCTCCGCAGGTTGTGCAGTAAGATCAACTAGCACTCTATTGCGTTCATAGTCATCTAACACTCGATGTTCCACACCGTTATGGTCTGTCCATCGCTGAAGCATAAGGTTATTCCAAGCATATCCTTTTTTATGTTGGTCAGCAAAAGCTTCAGTGAGACCAATTTTGTTTTTCGAACCCTTGGTCCTAACACCCGGATAGGCGGAAAAGATATTATCTGTCGGATCTCCGCGCATACACTTCTCAAACAGGATCCACTGCGGATCAGGGATACGCTTGGGTTCCTTAGTCTTTTTATCAATTACCAATTTGCCTTTCTTGTCAAGAATGCCTTCTAGCGTGTGGAGTTCGTCGGCAACACCGTTATATTGCTGTACATTCGGCGCCAATAGCTGGTAGAAGTCAGTGTCAGAGGAAATGAGTTATCAAACGCTTCCCAAAATAATTTGTCCTCTTCCTGCTCGGATTCAGTGAGGGCTGCACGAGCAACTGCACGATTCTTTTTGTACGGCTCGTAATAATCTTTTCGCCATGAGCGTCCTTCCAAACAGAATACCACATGATCGGCTTTCTGATCCCGCCAAGCCTTATTAACCGAACCAAGGGTAACATGGATAGCAAATCCTAATCTATCCCAAGTGTCCGATTGACGGTGAGCCGAATGACGAGCGCGAAAGAATGTGTTTGCGGTGTCTACAATAAGATATCTCATACACTAATAGTAGCATATTATTCGTTCATGGTCAAGAACATATTGGCTAAATTTAGATGTGATTTAGGCCCACTATGAATTTGGTCTCTGGCCAAATCCCCGGGCACATGCCAATCTGTTGTATCGTATTGTAATTGATGTAAATCAAAATTGTGTAATTTTTTTAAAATGTCAACTATTTTTTGATTTTTATAAAACCGTTGATAACTATTAGATTCATCCATATACCAGGCGTGTTCTAGTTTGGCACAATGTGGTAAAATTTCTACGATTCTATCATTGTGATATTCTTCGAATCTATTAAAGGGAGGCCATAAAATATAAACTGAGTTGACATCAAAAAGTCCAGAAATGTTAGTTAGAAATCTAGCAACAGTATCTGTGCTTGCTCCGCCCAAGCCTAAATTTAAAGTTTTAATTTTTGTTTCTTTTTCTATTAAAGAAGGCCAAGTCATTTCAATTGGCAATCCTATACCCATAGTGTGACTACATCCTAAAGATATGTTTATTTGTTCATTTTTAATATCTTCAAATTCATGAGTTCTAAAACCATGACTGTTCATAATGTAAGTAACTGGAAAAGTCCAATTTGGGTCAATGTTACAAATTTGATCAGTACCACAATAGAGTTCGGTTCTATTTCTTGGATAATAACTCCATGCATAAGGTAATTTTTGTTCTAGCCAAAAGTCTAAAGTCATAACAACACTTTAATGTAAGGTAATAAAAATTCTGCCCATTTTTTATGACCATCCGCTCTAAAATGATTCCATTTAGATTTACTAAATCCTAAATCATCCAAATAACTTTGATAACTCCATTTATCATACGGCCTGATATAATTATCGCCCCAATCAATTTGGCGTAGTGTTCTGTAATAATTGAACGTGCTACATGTATTAAAAAACAAATGTGGTATCTTTAGATCAAGAAGTTTATAATGTAACGCAACAATTTTATTGTGGGCATCTATGGCCTTTGTTTCCCAATTTAAGTTTATAACGTATTCTTTATATTTTTGTTTTATCTCTTCGGGCCAATCATGTCCAACACCACTTGCATTAATTTGCCACCATTCGCCTTCGGCAAACCACTCTTCTCTTTCCCAAGTACTCCATCCAATTACTACAATATCTGGGCGATTGTTTTCTAAATATTCGTTCGTTACCCGTATGATTCGATCATTTGATCCAGCTGATCTAGATTGATTTACAATATCATATCCTAACAAATCAGCAAGAACTTTGCCATAGCAATATTTTAAATTTTCCGGGTCAGGAGCCCATCTATTTTCGTACTGTACAGATGGGTCTCTATCCATTATAAACGCATGATCATTGACTGCCTCTGCCCCGGCACTATGACTGTCTCCATTCACATACAGAACTGGCATTAGCTTATTTCAGTCCTTCCATTTCCTAAATCGTTGCGATCAACTCGTCTTGGTCTTGAGTCGTATGGTTGATTGGCTTCCCATTGTTCAAAATTTTCATTTAAAATATTACGACATACACTTTGAAACCATCTATCCACAATCTGATCATCGGTATCAATCTAGCAACAAAGACATCATTCCAATCTAGTTCAAAAGAACCATTTGCAATATCATCTGGATCAAGTTCTACACTGACAATATTGATATAAGGTTCTCCTGCTTCAGTGGCCAATTCCTTGGGCGATTTTGATTTTGTTTTAGTTCTTGGTACTTCTTGTTTTATTTCTGCCTTTATTTCTGATTTCTTTTTTAACCAATCGAACATTATGTCCCCCATTCGTTCTTGAATAATGGTACTTGAAGTCTATCTGAATACCTCAAACCATTTTTCATTGCTAACTCTGCTACACGACGATTGTTTAGTGTATACACGCTTTCTACACCGCCCACTGGCATTAGATATACAGATCCTCTAAATCCAGCGTCGCGGTATTCTTTGACTGCCCGCAATGCATCTGTCACATCTTCTTCTGTGGCCACAACAAATTTTAAATATGTGTGCCCAATTGTTTGATATCTATAAACAACATCAGGACGTATGGCTTCAGACCAAGACTCACCACTTGCTGGTAGTTTAGCACTAACACTGAATGTGACTTCTCTACTGAAATTGACACCTGGCACACCTGGCATTTGCCATTCTAATAGATACTCAGCAAACTCTTCAGACAACTCTTGTGTGCCATTTGTCTCAAACGTAATTTCTTTCAACTTACGCATACGCGGATGGTTTAGCAAATCTGGATATGCTCGTTGCCATCCTAGCAATGGTTCTCCACCAGTGATTACTAAATGTTCGTCCCGCCATTTACCATGTGGCAATATCTCCATGATACGATCCGCAATAGCATTGCTAGTAAGTAAAGGACTTAGATCTTTAAATCTTGGATCCCACGACGCATAGCTATCACATCCAGTACTTACAAGCGGTAGTTGTTCGTATTTTGTATATTTGGTGGGATCGACATTGTTGGCCTCATCGCTGAGTTGACCTCGAGGCATGCCAAATCCTGCACATTTAAAGTTGCATCCAAAGGTGCGAAGGAACACACTAGGAACACCCATGTATCTACCTTCTCCTTGAATGCTGTAAAAAAGTTCTGCAATTTTAATTTTAGACATAGTCATAATAGTATATTATAAATATTTAGATGAAGCAAACAATACTTGACAATTTTTTTGCCAATAATAGTAAATTAGATTTTCAAGTTGAATGTAAAGAAGATTTAACGGCTGAATGGATATTGAACAAAAGCCATATACCGTATTTATCTTTATCTTTAACAGATGTTCCTTATCGTGACATGCTTGCTGAAGCCGGTAGTCTTGATTCATTGTTTGTCGAACACAGAAGTAATGATAGTCAAGGATGGTCGAGTCTTTGTATTCATGGTATAAGCAGTCAACACACAGACCATTATGCGGTATATCCTGAATATGCACATTTAACCAACGATACAGTTCCATATGATTGGACAGAAATTAAACATCGATGTCCGGTAACAGTTGAATATTTCAAAAATTTATTTCCTTACGATGTTTATCATAGAATACGTTTTATGAAACTTGATCCAGGCGGATACATACTACCACATTCTGATAGCTCTGATTTATCATTACGTGCTGTAAATTTAAGCTTAAACAATCCGGTTGGGTGTAATTTTGTTTTTGAAAAATATGGAATAGTTCCATTTAACAATTCTGGTAGTGCATTTTTAGTTGCTAACGGATATAAACATTCTGTTTGGAACTTGAGTCATGAGCCCCGATATCATATTATTGTACATGGATATGCAATTACAAAATCTTTTTACGATTTAGTCGTTAAAAGTTATAAGTCCTTGATGCCAAGTATCTTCAATATCAAGAATAATAATTGATTCGGCATTCTTTAATTCAAACATAAAATTGTCACGTAAAGATTTCAGCTTTTGCTTTCCGTGTGTAATTAAGCTATATTCCATCCAAAAGGCATTGCTAACCCACAAGTAGTTTGAATTAAAGCCGCTACATATATTGGCAATCTGAAATTGATCTGCTTTATCGTATAAGTTAAGATGTTTAAGCCCAATCTTAATTAATTTATACTTTTGCCAATGTGTTCTAAATTCTTCAGTAGTGCATCCAATCTGATCTAATAGATATCGTAAATTTTCTATATAAGTGCCACGAGGTTGACAAATAAATGACTTAGATAATAAAAATTTAAAATCGTTGCAAATTTCTTCATATTTGTCAATATCACCATTCCAATGATCATGAATAAAACGTTGAAATTCTAATGCAGTATGACTAAAATCAAAATATGTAACAGTAGTTGTTTCGTCAAAACCATTTGTTATCATTGTTGCTACTAATTTCAATCCAGCAGCAACACCTATGTAATGATCTATTTGTGATTCTATAGGTGGTCTTTGCAATGGTTCTGTGTTTAAAACATAAAATTGTTTTTGTACTTGATTATTCAAATGTCCAATTAGTTCCGCATAACGTTTTTGTTCGTATATAGTGCCAGTATATTCTTCGCCTTCGAGAAATTTATTAAATTGTTTCCATTGTTGATCTGGGTAAAGATGAAATTTATTTTTACGAAGATGTTCGGGTACATTGACAATTTTATGCCCCATTTTGATAAATTCTCTAATGGCTTCTGCACCTACTTGCATTTCTTTTACTGAATATTGTTTATGTGTAAACTTGCCCATTATCCAGTATGGTGTATAGTCATCGTGAAAGTTTTCATTACTAACTAAAATTTCGTTAGCAACAAATGTTTCGGCTTTGCCCGAATATTCCCATAACGGATAGCCAGCCTTAGTCCATTCTTGATAATTGAATGCAAACAATTGTGGATGGATATGTGGATATTGGTCTTTGAAGTTTAGAATGTGCCCTATCAATGGACTATTTTCTTTTAGAGCTTCAATAATAAGTTTATCGTATAGATTTCTATCTTGTGTACAATGCCCAGCAGAAACAACAACTACCCAATCAGTAAAAGGATCAAGGTTACCAACAGCAAAATCTAAATCAGTTACATGATGTACTTCGAAGTCAGAGTCAAAAGGTA